TGGAGAATCCAAAGTCAAGACCGTATATTGAATCTATATCCCTATTGAACTCACCGACCTGCCAATGTTTGAATATAACACCCTCTGCTCGTTGTAGCCATCCTCCCATTATTTGGTGGTGGTACTTCTCTGGTCTACGTTCCTTCATTCGCTCTATTTGATTCACAAAGGATTTAGAAAGGTGGTCTATGTTATCCTGATAAGTTGTATGGATGTAGGTTACTCCTTCTCTAGTCCCATTAAATCCATCAGGTATAGATCTGTTCTGGAAGAACCTTTGGTATATCCAATGTTCTTTTGTAGTAGGGTTCAGAATCAATATACAGCGGTTTTTAGAGGTTTTACTACGGATAGAGTAGTCTATCTTATCGAAAGACAGTTCGTCCATTAGCTCCTCTGCTTCGTCCAATACAAAGGTGTTTATCCCTTGTATAGACTTAAGCTTTGCAGTTTGGTCTCCAGATGCTGTTTTTATCCCACTAAAATATATGGAGCTCCCATTAAGTTTATTGGTTATTTCAGTCTTGGTTATTTCAAACTGGTTCTCTATTCCCATAAGCTCTAGTTTCTCCCTAAATTCTGGGATAATACTCATAGAGGCTGAACTCATTGTATAACGAGTGAATAGTGTTTTGGTGTTTTCTTCGTAGGTAAGTAGAACTAAAAATGTATTAACGGCAAAAGATTTCCCAGAACCTCTACCTCCTGTGATAACAAAGTATCTGCTATCTGCATTAAATAAGGCTTGGTACTTTGGGTTTAAATCTATTTTGTTCGCCATTTTATTAAATATTGTTTATATATAATTTAGCTTCCTTCAAAGTTTGTTTTGTTGCTATTTTATTGTTGTCCTTATAGATGACCCAAACTTCCTTATTCCACTTCCTATATTTCATATATTCTATTTCCCTGTGAATAAAAAAATCTCCTATCTCATAAATTCCATCAAATATTTTTTTAGGGAGCTTATACATTTTTCTTTTATGCATTTTTTCTAGGGGTTACTTCTGGTTTAACATAATATCCTAATATTGGATTCACTCTATAGTTCCAAAAATCGTAAGGCATCTCTCTACCTTGACCGATTATCTTTTTCCTATTCGCCATTATCTTTTACTATTATAAATATCTTCTATCACCTTGTTTCTCTTTTGCTCATCTTTTGAATTAGTCCTCCATTTACGTCTCCTTCTTAATATAGACAGCTTCCCTTTTCTACTCATACTTCATTATCCTTATTAACACCCCTCTTTGTCTTGGAGTAAGCATCTTTTATCTCTTCGTGATCTACATCTACCACTTTAGGCTTACCAAAGTCTACAACAGGAATATTCACATTCGTATTCACATTGAGTTCCTGCTGTTCTTTAGGTTTCCCATACCGATACTCCCATAGCATCTTAACGTAATTAAAGTTCCCTTCAGAGGCTTTCTCGGCTATAAACACCCAAGCCTTCTCTTCACTACCAAAAGCCTTTTTAAGAGCCTTTAAAGTGAGTGCATTAGTTTCCTTCTCCTGAATCTTTCTAGGTCGACCTTGACCTCTGTAGACTCCCTTTACAGCTCCATTGTTCCTTCTCCCATCTAATTTCTTTGGTTTCTTTTCCTCCATTAGCCAACTACATATCCGTTTCTCTCATAGTAACTTTCTCTAGCATCAGAGAACTCTTTTAACTTCTTGTACTTCTCGTTTATCTTCTCGCTGTCTACAACTAAAACATTATGTATCTCCTTGAGTTTATCATACTTGTTTTTAAGCTCATTAAAACTAACAAGAAGTTCAATGTATTGTGGACTATCATTTTCTGCATCAACAAATCTCTCTGTGAGTATCTTATCTACAGAATCTAAAAACATACGGTTTATGTTAATGTAATCTATTCTCAATGAAGAATCATATTCCATATATCCTTCCAACTGTTTTATTGAATGGAGAACCGTTGCGTGGTTCTTATTGAATGTGTTAGCTATCTCCTGAAAAGACATTTTTGTATTGTCTCTCAATAGCTTGTAAAATATAGATCTAGCCAATATATATCTACGCTGTCTATTTTTTCTGTTTATCGATAAACCAAAATAGTTATTTACTATCGTTGATGCTATCTTCTTTGTTTGTTTGTTAACTGCTATCTCCTCTATCAAATTCATAATCTTTTTTTCTATAATCTTTATATGCTTGTGCTATCCCACTACAGCATTCGTAGTGTTCTATGTCTCTGTAGTAATTAAGAAGATGACCTACCTCATCCTCTCCAAGCAATCCCAAACACAACGAAAGGTAGGTATCATCATAACATTCTTTCTTACTAAAGTACATCGTATAAATAAAATTCTTTTACTTTTTTCTTTTTCTCTATGAAGAAATCTCTATAAATTCTTACCGCTTGTAATGTTTTATGTTTACCAGATTGATAAAAATCCTTACTGCATTCAAATATACCAAGACCCTTACTAAACTTATCTACTACAACAAAAGTAAAATTCTTATAAGATATATCAAACAAAGTGCAATAGATATACATCTGCATATCATAGTTCCACTTTTGTGCACTCCATTTAAACTTCTGGAGATCTCCTGATGTGGTTTTTAAATCCACAATGTAATCACCTCCTAAAACATCAGCTTTAGCCCTGAATGGTATATCAAATATTTCTCCCACAGCAGGAACTTCTGTTCTAGCTCCTCTCAATATATCATTACATTTTGAATTCCCTAGAACTACCTCCGATAAATCTTCAGCATTCCATCTCTCCTTCATCGTGTAAACCTTATCGTGGGTAGATAATGCTTCCTTGTAAACCTTACTGTTCTTACTAGCAACATCTACAAAGTGTAAGTCTTTCCATTTTTCAGGCTCTAGTATCTTACAATGGAATAACCATCCATCCCTTAATGCTTGAACCTCACCTGATCTTTGATTTAGACTGTCTTGATACTTCTTTGGTGAATCTAGTAGTTTGGAACAGCTAGAGCTAGACAATACATTACTCCCAAGATATCCATAATAGAAATCATCATCCATCATATTATCTAATAGCTCTTGCTTGTTCCAGAACTTACCATCAAGTGTTGTGATTGTATTCAAACTAATATTGTTTTAAGGATTATCTTCTTCATCTCTGGAGATACTTCAGGATCAATTAAGTCCTCTTGGCATTCCTTCAGTAGACGAAGCCTCGCATAAAACTCAACAGCATTATCTTCGTGGTTGAGCTCTTCTAATAAATCTTTTGTTCTTCCCATAATCATTGTATTTGATTTAACATAAACTTTATTGCCCTTTCTATATATTCTATACAGAAAGCGAACGGTGTTACTAGAACATTTAAGATAAAGTCAACTACGAATAATATAAATATCCCTAGAAAGATAGTAAGGTTTTGGGGCTTGAAAAGGATTAACTTGAATATTTTCATTGTCTATCTTTTCAACAAAGATATAACAATTTTTGAACTGACAAATAAAATTTACTTTTTTGGAGTAAATTGTTCTTTCCAGATGGTTTGGCAAACTGCAAATCTTTGGTCTCTGTCTTTGTATTCAGCTCCCATCTTTGCATTCCCCATACATCTTCTGGTAAAGTCTTTATTTGTCTCGTACTTCTTTGGTTTCAAAAGTGGCATCCTCTAGTCTTTTTATTTTTTCTAAAGCTACGACAAGAGCTTGTTGTGTGATTTTAATGTCGTGTTTCATTTTAAATAACTCCGATTCTTTCATTTGTTATATACTATGTAATCTATTGTTCTGAATCTCCCAGTTATCAGCATCAAGTTCAAATGAAGTACCATCAGCTCTAGTTCTGTATTCTCCCTTCTTATAAAGGGTAGCCTGTTCCATAAAATCTTCTTTAGTAATCCAACCACACACCCATAGATTTTTAGTCCTAGTATTCACAGAACAAAACATAAAAGCATCTGCTTTATGATTCCGTTGAACATCTACAAAATTATTAACGTAGTATGGTTTTGGATCTACTCTTCTCTCCATAGACTTTATATCTACCTTGTACCCATTCCACTCAATATCGTAACCCCCATCAAATCCATTTGGTATTAATGGAGGAAAACCTAAATGTTTTCTAACTACATTCTCTGATACAACTCCAATAAATTGCTTTCTTGGAGAACCATCGTAAAAACCTCTCTTACCGAAATTATTATTACGAATCAGTTTCCTTGAGTACTCGATTATATTCTGGTCTATGTGGAGCTCTATCACTTGTTTAAATTCTTAATCTTCTCTAGATACAGTATAAAATCCATAGCCTCCTCTTGAGCGTGTTGAATCCACTTGTAGAACCCATCAGGGGAATCTTGGAGTGTAGTCCCATACTTTTCTATTCCTTTAGCACTACGCTCTCGCATCTTACTTATAACCATTTCTACGATTGGGTCTTTCTTTTTATGGTCAAAGGTAGAATCCATTGTCCATCTATCGTTTTGCATCTCAACCCATTTCTTTAAACTATCGCTCATTATCGTACTCTTTATAAACCCTCTCTAGCTTCTTATATACATTATTCAAGAAACAACTCCCACAAGAAGTCATCTCTGCGTTATCTTTAAACACCCTGTTGTAAACATCTAGAAGAGCCTCCTGCTCATTTGGTTTTATTTGAGGATGTCTAGTCTCAAAGAACTTTGATAGGAAGTTATATTCCTTCTCATTTAAACATTCTGGTTTCTGATAAGGAAAAGCCTTGTTTAGAATCTCACGTCTCTCCGAGCACCCACAGTCCTCCCCAGCTATAAACTTCACCGCCTTATCTATTCCTACAGCTTTGAATACTTTCTCTACCGTATCCCCTAAACCTGTTGATTTAGTCTTTTGTTTTGGATTTAAGGTACTTCCTATATTCTTCAATCGCACCCTCTCTGATTTTCTTCTTGCCATTACTTAATGTATTAAAAATTGAACTTAAACTTATTTTAGTCTCCCTAGATATCTTTCTCATACTCATTTGATTATAGAAATGTATATTGAATATCTTCTTATCATACCAATACCAATCTTCAGTTATACGATCTATTTTATCGAATATCTTATCAAAGTTTCTCTTCTGCTCCTCCACACTTTCTGGGAGCAACATAATATCTATATCCTTTTGCTCCTCCAAATAAATAGTATTCTTTTTACCAGAATGGTGTTTAGATAAATATAAATTACGGAGCGTCACATAAACATAATAAGTATTTACTTCGGTATCATTATAGAGTATCTTTTTAGCGTTTCCAACATAATCTGTAATCCTGATATACATTTGCTGAACTAATTCGTTAGCATCCTCTGGAGAGACTCCAAATGATTTAGCCATATTAATCCAATCGTTATGCTTTTCAGCTAATATGTCGATTACTCTTACCTCCAAACGTGAAATGATATTCCTATTATCCCTATAAAAAATTGAAACAGATGTTCTGTCTCATCAGACTCTATATCATCCATTGTAGAATTCCAGTAATTAAACCCTACGCTAAACCCATAAATGGGGAAAATTTGTAAATACATATTATAATTTAGTTATCATTACATCTAATCTAGGGTCTTGTTTATCAATCCCCATATAACAAGAATTAACCTCCACAACAGTAGATAAATCATCAGACTCAATACAGCCTCTCTCAACCATAGCATCCTGAAAAAACTTATCTATTACCGATATTACATTCATTAGGTCTCTTGTTCTTTTATCAGGAGCAAAGTAAAAGTACTCTATCTTTACCTTACCCTTGATTGTAAAATTCAATTCGTCAAATACTTCACTTTTAAATCTACGTTTAATATCATTACTAACTTGGTAATGCCAATTACGATAATTGTTTAAAGTTAACCATTTTCTTTTATTGCTCCGATTCGTTATGAATAATGGGAGTGATAAACTTATTTGTTCGTTCTTCATCTATTTCCTTTAAAGGGGTTACGTTATTAAAGTAATAACGCTGTTCCTTTATGTTGAATTCAATATTATTTACATCCTGCGGATATCCTACTAATTTCTGTTTCTTAATCTTCTGTGAACCAAAGATAACGGATTTATCTGAAAAGTCAATCGCCCTATTAGGTCTCCATACATAAAGCAGGTTATCACATTTGTTTGCGAACTCACTCCCTCCCTTAACATAGTTAACATCTGGTTTTGGATATCTACCAGTATCATCTCTTCTTGGAGTAACTTGGTGGGCTACTAGATGAACAGATACATTGTTGTCTATAGCGAATCTTTTAAGCTCCGCCATAAAACGTGATATATATAAATCTTCCCTCTCACCGTTCATTATCTTATGGTGGACTGTGTTATAAGGATCTATTATTAAACTGTTGATACCTCTAGATCTAACAAGGTGTTTTGCTCTATCAAATATAGTGTCTAGTAAAAAATGCTTATTAGGATATATCAAGTAAAAGTGTTTTTTAGTAAATTCCATACCCTTTTTAAATTCATCTATAGACATCTGGTTAGGGTACTTTGGATTAGTAGACTTTCCAATATACATCTCTATTAAATCATTATAGAAGTCAGTCATCGGCATATTCTCTGGGGAGAAAATAGCAAACTTGTAATTGTCTTTAGCAGCCTTTATAACACACAATTGATTCAAAAATAAACTCTTACCCTCATTCTGATAACCTGTCCAAACATTAACCTCACCATTTCTCCAAGTCCAAGCAGCATCTACCTGTGGGATATAGGTAGTTGTACCCATATCTTGACCGTTATGGAAACCATCTAGAAGATCCTCCCTAACATCATCTAGCGAAAAGATACCCTCCACTTTAGGCATTTCAGCCATTTCTAGCCGTTTTAAGAGACTTTCTTTACCTTCTTGGAGTAATACCTCATTAGCATCCTTAAAAGGGCTAAAATCGACTAATTTACATTTCTCTACTCCAATACGTCTAATTAGTTCTTTTTCTAAATACCTACCGTTATCATCGTTATCAACTGCTATATATACACATTTAGCTGATTCAAATACGTTATAACAATTATCAATACATTCTAACTTCTTTGAGATGTTCTTATCTGCTGTATTGGGAGCTCCCATATTAACAGATGTGTGGGTATGGACACCAGCTACCTCCCAAGACAAAGAGTCTATCTCCCCCTCACAGATAACTATTGGAGTCTTGTTAACTACACCATCGTAGTTATATATAATTGGCTCTGCATCTTTAGATTGCGTAAAGAATTTACCATCGATACCTCTTGTTTTGTAGTTTACTATTTCTCCATCTCGATAGTAAGGAAATACAATTAGATCTCCATTTCTTGTAGTTTGAAGTCTATTGTTTCGTATTACATCATCTGTAATACCTCTAGAATTTAAGAACTCTTTACCTTTCTTGTTAATTGGTTGTAGTAAACTTGGATTTGGGAGCTTGTAAATCTTTTGTTCTTCCATTGTTCTGTTTGGTTTTAAATTGCCTTTATACCCACATTTATGACAAAGAAATACTCCCTTATCAATATTTACAGCCAAACATTTATCATTGTAGTGGGTCTTTCCTATCTTAACACAGTTAGGACATTTTACCTTGACTTCTTTCTTGTTAGTGGCTGGTAATACTATACCATATTCGTTTAGTTTATCAAGCATATAGTTTATTTAACATATAGTTTTATTTAGCATATAGTACTATATATAATATTATATATAACTATACATAATATATTACTATTATATATCTGCCGTTTTGGCAGTTGTAAGGACTCTAATAGTTCTAAATTTACCGTGACCTCTACCAGATGCTTTAGTCTCACGTTTAATTAAGTTTTTCTTCTCCAAATCATTAAGAATTCTATAGAGAGTTCTCTCGCTTACATTTAGCGTTTCTGATAATGAATTACTACTCGCAAAGCAATAAGGCTTAACACCTCTACACAATGATTTTATATGGGAGTAAACCATAAGTTCGTTATTCGTAAGTCCTTCCATCTTTAAATCTATATTAACATATTTAACTTTCTTCTTTTTACTCATAATGATAAAATTAAAAGGGGGAACTTGCGAACCCCCCTTTAGGTTAATTAGAATGGTAAATCTACCTCTTCAACATTACTGTCAGCTTTAGCTTTTGCAGGATCTGGCTTGTAATCGTTAATCCATACGCTATGGGTTTTCCCATACTGATCAGTTTCTTTCAAACTACCTACGGTTAACTTAACATAGTGCTCTCCCTTATACTCAAACCAATTACCTTCTAACTGGCTCTTTTTAATAGAGATGTTAATCATATCGTAGTTTCCAACTTTCTTGCCGTTACCGACATACTTTCTGTCTTTACTCATAATTAAGATTCTAATAATTTAGCTACTTCTTTACTTACTTTATACTTCTTTCTGATATCAGTCAAGGAGAAGCCCTCTTGCATTGCTTTTTTAGCATTGTTAAACTGAACAGAGTCTTTCTGCAACCAAGCCTTGTTATCCTCAACAAGTTTTGTTGGAGCATCGTGAGTATTAGTTGCATCTGCATCTTTAGTGTCGTCAATCAAGAACAACCCATTAAGAGCATACTTTCTAGCATAACTACTAGAAGCCCCAAAGGATTGAGCGATATCCATACCTTTCTTATTAGGGTTTATACCAGCTTGTGCTTTAACGTGGATAGTTTTCTCACCATCTGAAATTACAGCAGTTGCTTGTACAAAATATAAATCCCCTAACCGAATTGTCTCATCCGTTAAATTTACTGTAAGATTGTGTTCCGTAAGTAATGGCTTTACTGCCTCTAGGATGTCCTCACAGCTCCGATAGTTATAATTACCAAAGCTGTTACGCTGATTTTTAGGTGCTTTCAGTCTCCCCTGAATATCCACCAGCTTATCATTAATTGTTTTCATACAGGCAAATATAACATTTATATTACAACTGACAAAAAAAAAGAGGGGATGTTAATCCCCCCTATGCAAATATTAAAACAAAAATAAACAATGAATTATGGTGAATAGTCAATGTTTATGCAAATATAGTTAATTTCTTCCTTGCCCTCTATATTTTTTCTTATAATTTTTGGAGGACTTTAGACTGCTAGATTTAGATTTACTATGGGTGTTAGGTCGCTTAACCTTTTTCTTTTCCCTATATACAAATACGTTACCTTTAGCCATTATGTATGGAGTTTATTACCGAATACTTTCTCCACACCTCTAGATCCAAAATATCCTCCAATAACAATCGATAATAACCCTGTGATTGAATCTAAAGGATATCCCATATACCACCCAACCACATAAGAAACAGTTAGAAAAACTAAAACTAATGGGCGAACATTCGAGGCTAACCAAGAACCTGATCTAGCGTCAGCTACCCAGCGTCTAGTTGTACCATCTATTTCCGCTCTTTCCAGTTTTAACTTCTCTAACGCAACCTCTTTATCAGCATCGCTCATTTCAGAACCACCTATAATAGCCTGTATAACATTACCTGCTAAAGTATCGCCTGCAACAGCACCGACTACATCAGGAATCTTGTTGAGTAAGAATTGACCTACTTTGGTATCTTTAAATTTCTTTTTGGGAGTAGACATAACGTATTACCTACGGTATTAGTAAGTCCAGATAACATCTGGGGCTTTGTCAGGGTCGTTGTCAACGTGGATGAATGAACTTGCAATACCGATTCTATTGAATCCTGCATCAAATAAGGCCTTGATAATGGTATATCTTTGACCGCTAGAGGAACAGACAATATCCGCTGCGTATCCTTTTGTATGGGAGCTCCCTGAAACTCCCCCAACCTTGATATTATGCTCTGCCGATCTATAGCCACTTGATATCTTAAAGGGGATACCTGCGTATTCTCTTGCGACTTCAAGTTTAGCAAGGAACTCACTATCCATATTAACCCCACTATTAGGAAGGTCGGGGGAATCAAATTCTTCAATACTGAAGTACTTCATTTTTTTAACTTATTGATTTCTTCTTTAATATCTTCTTTCAGGTTGTTAAACTTTTCCTCTATTTGGTCAGGAATGCCATCTTGGTCTTTGTCATTAAAAAAACCATTAGCCGTTAGTGCCATTAGTATAGCAGTAAGTAGCATTAAAATAGTAATAATAATAATTAGTATATCCATTTTTATTTATTTTTAGGTGGGTTATGTTTATCGTCAAAATCCATTGCAGCTTTTAATATAATCTTATCCATCATATTGTCTTGGTTCTCTAACATCTGCTTTTGCAAATCAATAACCATACCTTCTAAATTATCTTTAGCTGCTACAAGCATCTCTATTTGATGCTCTTTCTTTTCTAAACTTTGTTTTAATGAATTTATATCATCAGGTTTACTCCCTGTTATAGTTGCTACTGTAATACCAATAGATGCACTTATTGTACCTATTAACATCATTACAACCTCCTTGTTAGTATCTAATACAGGGAATTGAATTAAAGCTACTATAAGACCTATCACAAATAGGAATATAAATAAACTCCCTACATAGTGACGTATCTCTTTAGCTACTCCGTTTTTAGGTAGATTCATTTTATCTTTTTACTGATTGATATTATTGTATATCCTATTGCTAACAGAAGTGAAATCGTCTGAAGATAAGGATTAATCTCTGTTATTGATATTGCTAATGCTATTGCGTTGAATCCGTATATCTTCAAATCTTCCATTGTTTATGCTATTGCTAAATAGATGTAGACATCATTACCTGTATTAACGTTTCCACCCGTTCCGACTACAGTAAATCCGTTAGCATCGAAGTTTATTTGCTCTCCTGTTCCTGGATCTTCTGCTGCACTTGAATTAGCTCTTAAATGTGTTGTGGATGGGTTTGTAGTCGTTGGTGGCTTACTGTGTATTATCCAATTTCCACCTTGAGTAGAATCCTTTATCATCACAAATCTAGGAGAAAACCCTGTTGTGACTGCATTACCTGAACTTCCTGTCCCTGTATAACTCCCCACCTTTTGA